AAGCCCCTTGATCGTCTGCATGTCAACTTGCCTGTCACCTTCACCGCTGCCGTTTAAGCCCTTGGGTGGTTCACCTACTAGAGTGGACAGTGACAAGCCCGTCACCATGGCCAGGCGGCGCAGGGTGATCATGTCGGACTCGGCAAGGTTGCTTAGTGACTGGGCGTGTACTTCAATCTCGTCTTCTTTGTCAACGATGCCCGCGCCGTATATAGACCGCAGGTTTTCTAATTGTGAGAAGTATTCCACCAGCTCAGTAGACTTGCGGTCTGCCAGTAACTCCCTGAAGCCATCCAACTTGTAAAACAGTGTCGATGACTTCTCAAGAATGGCCGGCACTGCACGCTGAATCACCTGGTCGGCTACCAGCTCATTGCGGATTAACTCAAACTCAGAAATGCCACCGAAGGAGTATTCAGGCGCGTCAAACTCAACGGGCTGAACGTAGGTCATGTCAACCACACGGCTCGGGTGGATGGTGAACCCGCGCACGCTGTACGCCTGGGGCTTGTAATAGTTAGGGCTGGCCAGGTTGTACTCGATGCTCTGGACGTACACCATGTCGCCGCTGAACACTTGGTAATTGACCCGCGACCAGTCGTTGATTGTTGGCAATGGCTGGCTAAGATCCGCGCCAGGCTCTTGGATGACAATCAGCCCGCGACCGAATGACAGCATGAATTTGCACGCGTTTTTAACGTGCTGCTGCAAACGAGTTTCGTAATATTCTTTGTCGTTTGTGCTTTCAAATTGCAACGTGTCGTTCAGCGCAATGCCGGACTTGATGCGAATGATCTTGCTGCCTACGCCCGTTTTATAGATCGCCCGCAGCTCATCCCAGTCAACGCGGCTACTGGTCATGCGGTTGCTTGACTGGGCGTTGCGGCGGTTGGCCAGCTTGTTGGTGAGGCTGGTTATGCCGTCTGCGAATCTGCCGGGGAAGCTGGGCATGTTATGTCCTATAGTAGATCGGCGTAACTTGGCCGCTGTTTTTCGATTAGCATATCAGATACGGCGTCCATCATCGGGTCAAGTGTATCATCGTGCGAAGCATTCGGAAAACTTGTTGCTTCGTTTAGTATATCAGACAACCACTCTGAGTCTTCTGGCAATACTACGTTGCCCGCCTGAACATGGGGTGCAGCATCCATAGCCCTAGACACCTTGTCTATGCTTCGGGGTATTCCGTCGACTGGAACCTTCTTCTGCTTTAGCTGCTGAATCAAGCCGGTTCCGCTTGCCTTGTCTTCTACCTTGAATTGCCTGAGCGTACCCATAATGCGAGGCTCTGCTTTGTGCTTATCCCAAAACGCCTTGGCAATTACTAGCAGCTCCGGTGCTTGCCACTTGCCGCGCACCATGTCGATCAGGTATATGCGCCCGTCTTCGCCCATGCCCCAGCACTGGAACACGCTGTAGTCGTTCTGTTCTTTGGTCTTCTGTGCGGTGTCTGCGTAGATGGCACGGTATTTGATTTTGGGCAGGACTTTATAATACTGCCACCACTCATCTTTGAATATGCCGCCGCCTATTGGGGCTGGTCGCTGTAGATATTGACCGGCAAACACGTAACCGTTGGTGTCGCGTATGCGGTGCAGCGTGTCTAGCCCGAACTGCTCAGGCCAGAATGACTTCTCATCTTCGGTAAGCGCTGGAATGTTTAGGTGCTCCCAGTCCTCGCCGTTGCCGCCGTCAAGTAGCCAGCCACTAAGGTCTGACTCGTGCAACCGCTGCATTATGACGATGATGGCAGTGTCACGGCTGTTCTTGCGGCTTTCCATTGTGGTGGCAAACCAGTCCAGCACGTTCTGCCGCATCGTTGGGCTGTTGGCTTCACCAGCCTTGTGAGGGTCATCAATGATAATCGCCCCGCCAAAGTCGGCACGCATCTTGCCCGCGCCATAGCCCGTAATTGTTCCTCCCGCGCCGGTAGCGTAGACGATGCCGCCTTGCGCCGTTCTAAACTCATCCTTGGCGCGTGAATCGCCAGACATTGACGTGTGCCCGAATACCTCCAGATACCTCTCATGCTGCATGATAGCTCGAACGGCGTAAGCGTTGGCCGTGGCTAGGCGCTTTGAATAGCTGGCATGTATGAACTCGGAGTCTGGGAAGTTGCCCATGCACCAGGCAATGAAGTTGATTACCGCCAGCTCTGTCTTTCCTGATCGCGGTGGGACGTTAATAATTAACCGCTTACAGTCACCAATAACGACGCGCTCAAGGGCATTGCATATTGCATCTTGGTGCCAGTTTCGCTTTATGTCTATGCCCTTGCGCGCCTGGAACATTGTTCGAATAAAAGTTAGTAGGTCGGTTCTGTTCTCTGCTACATCACTTGGGGTCATGCTTGGCACGCAATGCGGCTAGAACGGCGGCTCCGTGGTCTTTGGGGGTCATGCTTGCGTCTGAGCTTGTGTGGTCAAGCTGCTGCTTGTCGTGCCAGCTAAACCTGTTCTTCATGTTGAAGATCCAGACCGTTGCGTTACCGTCCGCGCCGGTTGTCATCTTGCGGCCTTGTCGCTCCCACCAAACTTGGCATAAGTCTTGCCCGCTTTTTACGGTTCGTCGAAAATCTGCCGAGTCTTCTAGCAAGGTGCCCCATGCCGACTCGCCCAATGCAAGCAGGCATCGCATTTCAACAGCACTTCCGCCATCCTGACCGCAGTCCATAATGATCTGCTTCCAGTCTTGCGGGAGGTCTTCTACTGTTGTTCTTGGTCTACCTACTGGTCGTTTTTCCATACACCAATTATACACCATCACACAAAAAAAAGACTACCCGGAGGTAGCCAAGTGCCGGTTTTCGGAGTACGCGTATCCGGCCTAGCGTATCCGCCTATTTACGCCGGCGGCAGGCGTTGAAAGTTGTCTGATCCGTGTTGCATAGACTATAGCTTGATCCTGACCGTGAGGGCAACAGCCTCACCCATAACCAACACGCCAGGCTGCACTTTCCATGCCGTGTAGTGGAGCGAAGGGAAAGCCACAGGACAAACAACAGCCTTATCCCCGTCATCCCCATAACAAGACCTGTAGCCCCGAACAGCCCCAACATAAACAGCCCCGCGCCAGTTGCCCCACTGCTTGCTCCAACCGTAAGCGGCTATGGCTGTGGTTCGTTTGTAGCTGTTACTGAACCGGCCAATCAATAAACCATTATGCTCTACTGCTAGCAGCTTGTGATTGCTGTTGTAGTCGTTTTTATAGCCCGTGGCTACGTGGTAGCTAAGCCCGCCAGCATGGATTGACGTTTCGGCTAGGGTGGGTGTTGCTGTGAGTGCCAGGATTAAGCTGGCAGCTATGGCTAGTGTTTTCATGGTTTGGTTGCCTCGTGGCATTCTGGCAGCTTTAGCATTCCAGCGTCATAGAAGAATGCAGCTATTTTCCTTGCCTGCTCGCCAGACAAGTTAGGGGCTGACTCTAATCGGTCGGACAGGTACGCCCGGGCTGCGAAGTCAGTAGCCTCTTCCCGCTCGATCTGGGCCTGAGTGCGGATTGGGCGGAAATCCACGTTTTTGGTCAAATGCGTTATGTCTTCTCCGCTTGTGGTGCAAAACCAAACTTGTTTTTTATAGTAGCCCTTGACAATCACGACTTCAAAAACACGATCACCACCATCAGGCACTTCTAACCATACACCTTCGCATTTCGTACCCACTGGCGGAAACCCGGTGCCGTTCCATGCTGTAGGCCATGCCGTAGGTGCTGGCTCTGTGGGGCGTGGTGTGTAGCGGTCTTCCGCCAGATCATGGATTGCGCCCTCATGATTCCAGCGCCCGTAGTACCAAAAATGTAGGTGCTTGCACCATACAGCGCCCCTCGTGTCCCAATGCGTCGCGCCTTCCGGTGCCTCTGTCCAATCTGGATTGCTCATTCTGTTATCTCCAAGGTTTCAATTTTAATCCCGCAATCCTCGCGTCCCATCGTTACCGAGATCCCACGATAATGCGGTATGCCGGCAGCCGCGTCCCATTTTATCCAGGCCAGGAACCGCTGGCAGGTTTCGCGCTCTGCGCACCATTGGCCGTCGGGGTCGAAATCGAAGCGGCCAGAGCACCGTGCTGTGTCATAGTCTAGTGTTTTCATGGTTTTGTAATCCTGAAGCCCAGTTCAAGTATTGAGTCAGCTATTACGGCATTGTTAGTCTTGCCTCTTAGCTGGGTTAAGGTTTTTATTAGTTGGGCGCGGTCGATCTGGGTTTGAGTGCGGATTGGGCGGAAATCTACTTGGCTCCGTTGATAC